GCCACACAAGGCAAGTGTGAGCGCTGTGGTGGCATAGGTGAAGAGGTACATCATCAAATAAGACTAACACTTTCTAATCTTAGCGACACAAGTATTAGCTTAGATCAAAAGAATCTAGAATTGTTATGCAGAGATTGTCATAACGAAGAACATGGAAGGTTTAAGAAAAAAGAAGTATTGTTTGATGAAAATGGTAATTTTATAGGATTAATAACAGATGAAATGGACAAAAACTCATAATTTATATATAATATAAGTGGTGAGGTGATTAGATTGAATTTTGATAATAATGATGAAAAAAATGTTGAAGAATTGAAACAAGAGAAAGTGGATGAATTATCTGTAGATACAACTATTGATGATGAAGGTAAAAAGAAAATCGGTTTACTAGGTGGAATTAAAAAGATTGCATCTAAAGGAGTAGATCTTGCTAAATCTGGGATTGAAAAGGGAATCGATGTTACAAAAGAGGGTGTCTCAAAAGTCAAGGATAAATATGAACAGGTTAAACTAAGTAAAGAAGAATTGAAAAAGTATGAGAATACCTATAGAGACAAGACATATTTATTTGAAATAAAAGGGACTATCAATAATAAAGGTAGTCTAGAAACTATTAGGGCATTTAGAGATATGGAAAAACAGATGCTTTATATCCCACAATCGGAAAGTAATTTAAATATTGTAAAAAGTAAAACCAACTTAATTAACACGTCAGATGCTTCTGTAATTGAAGTTGAGTATATCGAAACAAAAGATATATCTTTAAGAGAAATGTTTTCTGATGACAATACAAAATTCGATGTTCAATGTTATCAAGCAAAATTTAATTTTTTAAAGAGCCAAGCCCAGCCAACAGTCACAAATATAAGTAATGTGGTAAATCAAAATGTAAATGTTTCTGGACAACATACTGGAGACATTAATTTAACTTCTAATATTGAACAAAAACTTGATACTTTTATCAATGATGTAAAAGGATTTAAAACTAAACTTTTTTCAAAAGAAAGAAAAGCCCAAGATGAAGCAATTAAAATTATCGGACCTGTGAAAGATTCGATAATAAATGGTAAAAAAGATCCAACCTTATTACAAAGGTTCTTAGATTTATTAGTAGGGTTTGCTCCAGCGTTAGCAGAAACTTTTAAAACATTTATGTAATCCCCCCCATCATCACTTGTTGATGGTCCCAAGGGTACCGCACGGGAGGGGCTTTAAAAAACGTGAGGCAAAAATTTTGAAAATCTAGAAAACATGTAAACGGAATTAGTCACTTTTGGTGGCTTTTTTCTTTATTTTAGTAAGTTTTGAGGTAAAAAAATGAATAATAATAAAAAGATTAAAACTGAATATGAAAGATTAAAGAAACTGTTTGCTTCTGTAGATCCAACTAAAACTGAACTTGTAGATAATTTATTAAACGAAGCTGCATTTATGAAGGTACAATTATCAGATTTACAAGAGCAAATTAAAAAGTATGGTGCAATTCAAATATCCTCAAAAGGAAATCAAAGACAAACAGAAGCAGCTAAGTATTATACAAAACTAGTAAATAGTTATGGAACTGTTATTAAAACTCTAAATGCTATTATGGGTAAGAATGTAATGGATGAAGATGATGAGTTTGATAAGTTTATGGCTAAGATGTCAGAATGAGTTATTTGTTAGATTATTATAACGAAATTCAAAAAGGAAATATTATAGTTGGTAAAGAACTGTTTACAGTAATTGAATCATTAATTTCTGATATGGATAATCCTAGATATATCTTTGATGAAAAACCAGGCAACATTAGAATTGAGTTTATTGAAACATTTTGTAAACATACTAAAAGTCCTTTTAATGGACAACCCTTCTTATTAGAACTCTGGGAGAAAGCAGTCCTTCAAGCAGCTTATGGATTTAAAATGGCAGATACAAACCTTAGAAGGTTTAATGAGGTGCTATTACTAATTGCCAGAAAGAATGGTAAAACAACTTTTATTGCTGGCATTGATTTAGCAGAGTTTTTCTTATCAAAAGGTGGTGTTGATATTGTTTGTGCATCAAATACAACAGAACAGGCAAACATTCTTTTTGAAGAAATCAATAATATGAGAGAACAGTCTAAAGCTCTATCTAATGAAAGAAGGAGTAAAAAGAATATCTTTCATATTTACTCGCCAAAGACCAAAAATAAGATAAAGAAATTATCGGCTCAATCAAGAAACAAAGATGGTTACAACATTGAAGTTGGTTGTATTGATGAGGTTCATGAAATGACTGATAGCAAAGTCTATGATGCAATCAAACAAAGCCAATCAACAAAAGAAGAACCACTCATTTTTATTATTACAACAGAAGGTAACACTGTGGGTGGTTTTCTAGATAACAAACTCGATTATGTTAGAAAGATGATCAAGGGTGAGATCCAAGATGAAAGAGTACTTCCTTGGTTATATACTCAAGATTCAGTTAATGAAATTTATGAAGATAAAAGAACATGGCAAAAGTCTAATCCTAGCTTAGGAACAGTTAAAACTTATTCATACTTAGAAGACTTAATGAATAAATCAAAACACGACCTAGCCACCAGAGTTACAATGCTTTCTAAGGACTTTAATATTAAACAATTAGAACAAGGATCATGGTTAAGTTTTGATGATCTAAATAATGCTGAATCATATACACTTAATGATTTAAAGAATAGCTATGCAATAGGTGGAGTTGACTTGTCATCAACTACTGACTTAACAGCTGCAGTATTATTAGTTATTAAAGATAACAAAAAGTATGTTATTCCTCAATTCTTTATGCCAAGTGGTGTAATTGATAAACGTAGAGAAGAGGATAATGTTCCATATGATATCTGGGTTAAAAAGGGATTAATTACTGTAACAGAAGGTAATCAAAATGATTTTACATTAGTTACTCAGTGGTTTATGCAAATGATTAGAACATATGAAATCAGACCACTCTGGGTTGGTTATGACCCATGGAACAGTCAATATTGGATTAAGGAAATGGAAGAGTTAGGTTTCAATATGGAAAAGGTAAGACAAGGGATTTATTCATTATCAGAACCCATGAAACAACTTGAAGCAGATTTAAAAAATGATAAAGTTATTTATAACAACAATCCAATCCTTAAATGGAATCTAGCAAACACTCAAGCTAAAGTAGATGTTAATGGAAACATCCAACCTTCAAAGTTAAGTAGTAGATATAAACGGATTGATGGAAGTGTTGCATTGATTATTGCCTATGCTGTTTTAAATAGATATAAATTAGAGTATGAGAATATGTTATAATTTAACAAAGGTGGTATGAAAATGTATGAAATTAATGGTAACTTATCAGAGTTGAAATATTATCGAGTATTTCAATTTACAGTGAGTAATGTAGTGGGGAAGTTTATTGATATTTTTGGTAGTGATTTATTGAATAAACAAAAATTTTATGTTGATAATTGTTATGACAATGGTACTGCAAATTGTGGATACACACCAATTATCACACCAATTTTAAAAGAATATCTTATAATCAAATTAGGAATAGATGACTTTCGAAATGTAAAGAAAATTATATTTCAATTTGCCCATGAACTGACACATTATGTTTTTTTCTGTTTAAAAGGAATAGATAAAAAAATTGCTGATGATAATGAAGAAAATATATGTACAGCTATGTCATTAATTATGATGAAAATTCTTTGTGATGAAAGTGCGTTTTTAGAGTATTGTGTACATGTGAAGAGTCTCAAGGAAAAGAAATATAGAGATGGATATTATTTAGCAGAACAACTTGAATTTAGCAAAGAAAAAATAGTAAATCTAATATTAGAAAACAATTAATGGAGGTCTCTATGGCCATATTTAAAAGAAAGAAAAAACAGGGCTTTACGGAGTCCTTTAAATTAGTAAGTGACTTTAATAGTCCACATGTTCCATTTGGAACTAATATTTCTAAATCGGATGTAGTAAAGATTGCTATTGATAGGATTGCAAGTCAATGCGCAAAACTAAAACCAAGATATATAAAAACATTAAATGATAAGACAGTTACGGAGAAATCTGGCAGACTGTCTTTTATTTTAAAGCACAAGCCAAATGAAGTAATGACACCGTATCAGTTTATCTATAAAACTATAACAACCCTACTTATGAATGATAATGCATTTATATATCCAATGTTTGATAGTAAAACTTTAGAGCTTAAAGGCCTATATCCATTAACGCCATCAGTCGTTGAACCGATGGTTGATGATAAAGATAATTATTACTTAAAGTTTTACTTTGAGAATAACGATGCCTTTATTATTCCATATGAGAATATCATTCATCTAAAAAGGTTTTATCATTCAAATGATATCTTTGGTGGGAGTAAATCAAATGGTGACCATGATGCACTACTTAAGTGAACTGATACCAAAAACCTGTACTTAGTGTAAACTAATATATATGCAGGAGGGATCATATGAAAGATAAAAAGAAAAATAATAGACTATGGAGTGGAGAATTCAAATTAAAGGTCGTTTTAGACATCATTGAAAATGAACTCTCATACAGTCAAGCAGCGCGTAAACATGATATGTATTTAACATCAGGAAGTTTAAATGATACATTACCTGCTAGATGGGTATATCAGTATAGACTCTATGGTAAAGAACGATTCTTTCAAACACCTAAAGACTATCGTAAGAATCCAGTTAGAAAATTCCATACACCATCCAAAGAGGTAGAACAAAATTTAGAACTTAAAGTGAAACACTTAGAAATGGAACTTGAATACACAAAAAAACTCATCGCCTTAGTTCAAAAACAGGAACAAACAAACAAAAATACAATGTAGTTAAAGAACTAAGGCGAAAATATGCATTAAAAGATCTACTTCTAATATCAGGACTTCCAAAATCTGTTTATTATTACTATGAGCAACGTAAAGAAACTGATAAGTATCACGATATAAAGATACTTATTTCAGAAATCTTTGAAGCTAGTAACAAAACATATGGCTATAGACGTATTAAACTCGCCCTTCAAAACTTTTATCAGGTCAAAATAGCGTATAAGACGGTTGTGAAGCTTATGAAAGAGCTACACATCGTCTGTAAGGTAAGAAAAAAGAGATATCGCTATATCTCTCAAATATCAAACAAAATTACACCCAATCTAC